ACATACATAGTTCTTGTAGAACTCGCCAGTATCCTTATCGTAAATGTCACCATAGAAATCTAAGATCTCTACGTAGCCTGACTTGATATACTCGCCGAAGGTGCCGAACCCATCCATCTGCAGCTGGAAATACTTTTCAATATCTTCAGCTTCGAAGTGGGTAAGGTTCTCCCGCAAGCCTATAACTTTATCGAAGATCTCCTGCTCATATTGAAGTTCAGGGTTCTCTTCGATTTCCCGTTTAAGTTCACCGAGGGTTTTGATAGACCGGATGATCTTAGGAGAATCTTCAAAGGTAGTGGCTAGAGGATTGAATACAATATCGAAAGGAGATACTCGATAGACACGAGGGCCTACGAAACCTGTCTCATCGATACCTGTGTCGGGGTCAATATGTTTCTCTACTTCATAGGTTACCTGAGCAAAGGCGTTACCCGTCAGTACCCAGTCATCAAGAAGTTTACCTACTACATTCCGGAAATCTGAAAGACGATGCTTAGTCTTGAGATAAGACTCTACGATATCCCGCTTAGCTTTGGTTACCCCTTCCTCGTCTTCACCTTCAAAGGTAAGCCAGTTAGGATTAGGAAACAAGCCTTGCAGATAGTTAGCCTTCAGGTTGTCATAGATCTGTGCGATCTTCGGGATGTTAGTACTATGCGACCAAGGGTTCTGTACGTTGGTAGTTTCCTTGGTACTGGTGGCAAACACATATTGCCGAGTCTCGTTAACCCTCTGCTTCCAGATTGAACGAGATGAATTCCATTCTAGCCAGAGCCGAGCAATCTCACAAGCTGTTTGATGCTCTGACTCCATAATGTTGCCAATGTCTAGGCTAGCTCCAGCACTCATCTAATCATTCTCCTACCGCCGAATCGATTGCTAGCGATTACGACGTTGTCTCGTTTAACACCTATTCTGCCGCCACGTGCACTCGGTGGCCGAGCAATTTCAACTGCGGAGCAGAGGGCATCCTCTAAGTCATCATGAGCGGGCCTTGCCATTACAACCTCATCTTCGAGGTCTGGCGTTAACCCACCCTTGAAATGTTTAATATGCTTCTTCTTGTAGCGCCACTCCAGTACGGATGCATGACGCTCGAACTTCTTACCTGAGTTAGAAGAAGCGTAGCTGGGATCGATAATAAGATGACGGCCTTCCCGTCTGATATACGTTTCGATCTGATTAGCTACTAGCCGACCACCTGAGTTAGTCTCCACTCGCATACGCTTAAAGCCCCAGTAGTCGTGGAGCCTGGTGATGTGGTCGTAGAAGACTTCGTAATCATGAGTCCTGAATTTAACCATGTCTAAGACATAGATGAAGCCTTCCTCGTCTACACCAATCACTACAATTGCAGTGTAGTCAGATGTCTCACCCTCAGTCCATGCGATATCCATACCTGCATAGATATTAAGAGCTCGACCTGAGATAAACCAGTTACCCCCAGAGTTACTGAGGTGAGCTTTGTCGTAGTAGACGAAGTCACTGTACTGAAGTCTGTTAGACTCAGGGTCATTAGGATCATTATAGTACTGAGCGTAGAACTGTACCAGCTCACCCACTGATTCGTATTGAGCTCTGATCTCTGCAAGTGTATTGAGATCGAAGCCATACCACTCGTGGTTCTTAGGACACTTGGTACGTGGCCACAGGAATCTGCCAGTCATGTCCCCATTGGACTCGACCTTTCGCTCCATCACTTCCCATACCAGCTGTTCAGTAATGAACTCGCCAGTGATATTATCGTGCACCCGTTTCTTAGCTATCTCAAACTGGCCGTAGATATCTTTAGGATGATACCTAGTACCTACAGCTTTGATGACCCCGCCCGGGTTAAGGACTGAAGAAAACTGAGACACTGCCTGGCGTACTTCGGTACGGCCAGCAGGGCTATAAGCATTGTTCGGCACAACCACATCATCGAACACAAGATGAGAACAATGGAGGCCAGCAGCATTAGACTTGACAGTCCTAACAAAAAGAGTGTAGTCTCGAGTACCCCGTTTCTTTCGTTCAGGATGGTCGACATTGATTGCCCAAGCTGACCACTTATCCCTTTTAGAATCTTCTTCACGTACCATCTCCGGCCACAGTAATCTGTATTGATCGGAAGTCAGCATGTTCTTAATAACATACACCTGGGCTTTAGCCAGTTCTTCCCCTGCCGATACATAGATGATCGAGCACCAAGGTTGCCGTGTGATAGTCCACACAGTCCAAACTGCAATACAATGTGATTTGAGATGGCCACGTGGAAGTAGAAGAAGCTGCTTACTGCTAGTACCTTCCTCTTGCAACCAGCGAAACACGGTCTCATGAATCTCGCCGTATACATAATTAGGATTAAGATACTTGGCGAATTCGTAGAGATCGTTTTCGTAAAACTCCCTGGCTTCCTCTAGCTGCTTGCTAACCATTTAGTCCTGCTTCTGCTTTGCTTTAATCTGCTTATGAATGTCTAAGATCTTAGCTTCACGCTCTTGTTGCACTGTGTTCTCTTTCTCTTTTTTAGGACGACCAGCCCCTGACTTACCAGTGTAGTAATCTAACAGGGTCTTCTGTGCAGTGACGTTACCTTCAGAGGCTTTGTCTTTTAGATGACGGATTGCTTCAGTAGCATCCTTATCAGCCTTGTCTCTACGCCACTGCTCAAGCCCATCGAATGAACCATCATCAGCGCCTTTCATGAACCAACGAAGACTGCACAGCTTACGCCAATGACGCATGTCGTTAACGATCTGCATAGCTGCATCGTACTCTGAATCAGCGTTCATATAGATCTGGCAAGCTGAGCGGCAGCCCTTGTGATCATACGGACGCATGGTGTACACAGGTTCGTAGTCGCCCTTGAGCTGGTTCTCGAGGAAGAGTGATTCCGTGCGAGGACGATTCATTGCATCATAGTAAGTTCTATCCATTTTAAATACCCATGAACTGCATTCTAGATCCTGCTGTAAAACCTATCTTCTGTAATCTACGAAGGGGTCTTTCAGAGAGTAAATACTCTACGCCGTAACGATCACCTTGATCTCTATAATAAAGTTTATTATCTCTTACATAAGCAAAAACAATATCACTCTCACTAACTTGAGATTGTTTATTAAGATCAAGAGTTACTTTAGGAGAAACATATTCGGAAGAATATTCTGTAGTAACTGTTTGTCCAGACTGGGAATCGTACCACCTGAGCTTAGTCATACCGTTTTCTACGAAAGCTACAGTAGGCCTCATTACCTGATCAAAAGCTAAACTAACTTCTGTAATATTATTACCTGAGTAAAAAGTAATAGGCTCTACATCATCAGCATAGATGATAATATCAGAAGCATCAAGAATTTCAGCATACCAAAACTTAACATCTAAGCCTTGAGAAGAATCTTGAATAGCAATACCTCCCCTCTCAATATCCTTTTCTAAAAGGATAGGGAATTGAGCGCCTTCTACGAAAGGTTCTGGGTTTGTTAGAGGGGAAAGAGAGTTATTAGGTAAAGCCATTAAGGTCTTCCAAGACTATAGAGAACCGTTAAGGAGAGTAAATCATTAGATGTTTTAGGAATTACCGGGTCAACACCTATTTGAAATGCTACAGATTGATAGGATCTAAAAGATTGTATATCAAAGTTTGCACTAGCCGTATCCCAAGTATAAGTAAACTCTCTTTGAAAAGAATCTACTACATACGGCTCAACTGTAACTGAAGAAGCATTTGCTTGAGTACCTGAAGGGAATGCAGTAAAATCTCCTATAGGTCCACTATAAGCAGTTATTCTAGGATTTGCTGTAGAATCGATAATACTTAATCCTGGAGACCAAGCGGTCCCACTCGCACTAGAAGGCCTTATCGTAAGATTATATCCATTTACTGTAGCCAATACATCAGTGTCTGGTATAGTCAATCTCATCTCATAAGTAACACGCAATTGTTCGTCTGCTAAAACAGTTACAGATGTAGGATCTCCAAACTCATCTCTAAATAGAGCTCTACTAGCTATCCCGCCAGAAAACGTATTAGCAGATACTTCTGTTATATTTCCCGAAACTTCACCAATATTAAAAATAAAAGTGTAGCTGTCACTAGCATAGTAAGGAACAACTGTAACTTGATTAGTACTAGAAGAATCCACAGAATTAGAAGTAGTACCTATTTGATTAACAAGAGCTGTATCGGTAGCTGCTGGTGCTGTTGTTCCAGTTCCAACAGCTATACTACCTATACCACCAGTATTACCGCTATCAGAAGCAATATTATTCAAATAATTATTGACTACAATATTGTCTGACCAACAAGACTCTCGAACTACTTCGTTGTCTTTTAGTACTTCAGCTTTAAAACGTCCAGAATAGTTTAAATTTAAAGTTGCTTTGTTATTCATTTTTATGCTAGCTCCAAAGAGATGCTTGAAATTGTCATAGAGGTATTATACTCTTCTGTTGGGGCTGTACCTGTTATAACCTTATTAGGCATATAGTTTAAAACTTGTACTGCCATATTAGTATTATATTCTTCTATAGGCGTTTCCACTTCTACAAGAATACTGTCCAGGACTATAGAATTAATTTGCAAAGAAGTGTTGTATTGTTCTATAGGCGCGGAAACATCTTTACGAACATCTCTAAAATCAATCTCTTGAATAGATAAAGATGTATTATATTGCTCCAAGGTAGAGCCTGTAGGTACAAGTTTTAACTCTATTTGCTTGATTTCTAGATCTGTATTGTATTCTTGAATCTCAGGAGCTACAGGGTAGAGCTCACTAAGATAATACTTACGTCTAGAATCAATACCTATCTTAGACCACAACATTATGCCAGATTCCCTACTAAGCCCCAAGTATGATCTGATAATTTAATTACTGAAACCCAACCCCATTGTTCTAAGATCTCATTGGAATCATCCACTGCTTGGATAGTCTCGCCTATAGCTGGGGTAAAAGTTACATTACCTGTAGTTGCTTTTTGCACATGACAATACCAACCAATCTCAATACCTGCAGTGTTGGGGATAGTGATCTCTGTGGTAGATGTAGCTATAAGAGTTCTAAACTTATCATCACTTCTAAGAGTGTAGGTTCCTGAAATCTCTTTTGAATCTGGGGTAAGAGATTCTACTAAGAACTCCAACTCTTCAAGGTTGGGGATCTCCCCGCCATTAACAGAGATAACTTTAGTGACTAGAGTATCAACATCAATCTCGGTAGCATTGAAGATAGTCTTACCATTCATATCCAAATCAGCTTCCATTTGATTTGGAGTCTCTCCTGTGCGAGAGAGCGTCTTATCAAACGCTGTCTCAATGGCATTAAAGTTAGCATTCAAACTAGCATTGCTGTTGAATCCTGAGTTAAGGTCTTGAGGTGTAAACAACTTACCCATTATAGATCACCATAGATTGCCCAGACCCCTGAAGCTATCTTAACAGCTGTGGCCCAGTTGTATTGGGTTAGGATGTCGGTACCTGCAGAAGTTCGTAATACATCTGTGCCTTCAACTGCAAACCCTACTGTCCCTGTAGTATCTTTCATTACTTCAATAGTAAAACCTGCTGGTAGATTCTCAGTAGTATCTTCTGGCAGGGTTATTGTAGCTGCAGCTGTTACACGCTGTACAGTTCTGTTATCTGCGCTAGTTACTGTCTTACTAGTAGATACATCAACTACAGAGAAGAAGTTATCTACAATAGCTTGAGTATTAGACTCTGCGGTCTCGGCATTAGTCTGAGCCAATTCCGCAGCAGCTTGTGCAGTTTCAGCGTTAGTCTCTGCTAGCTCTGCTGCAGCTTGAGCTGTCTGAGCGTCTGTAGCGCTCTGTGCTGCGTTTGTTTCTGAAGTAGCAGCATTGGTCTCGGCAGTCTCAGCGTTTGTCTGAGCAGTCTCAGCGGCTGTCTGCGCGGCTTCAGCTGCTGTCTGAGCTGCAACAGCGTTGGTTTCAGCAGTCTCGGCTCCTATCTGTGCAGTTTCAGCTGCAGCCTGTGCTTGTTCAGCTGCTAACTGTGCAGCTTCCCCAGCTGCGAGAGCTACAAGCATATCAGCATAGGTCTCCCCAATCTCTTGAAGAGAAGGGATCCGAGCACCATCCACGAACAACTGATCCATGTAGATTGCCCCAGCATTGATGATATCGTTGGAGTTCATATCAATGCTGGACTCCATCTGATTAGGAGTACTACCGTCTCTAGCCAGAGTTAAATCTAGTGCATCTGCAATGTCATCCCAGTTCTGGTTAATAGTATTAACTGAACTGTAGATGTTACTGATTGGTGTAGGGGTGTATAGTTTACCCATTACTTATCCTTCTGCATCTGACGAACTTTAAAACGATTAGATCCTTGCTTAGCTGTTTTGCGCATATTAGCATTGTCTACTGCTTTACGAACAGCCTTGCCTACTTCAAAACCTGTAGCTGCAGATTGGGCTGCTATACCTGCGACACCCATACGTTTACCAGCCATGTTGTTCTTAGCCTTACGTACCATCTTCTCAGCAGATTTAACTTTACCTTGACGTACCATTTTATTATTTACGGATACACCAGAAGCTTTACTGCCTTTAGCTACCTCAGCACGATTGTCCATAGTTACAGCTTTACTACGATTAGCTGAAGAGCCACCACGCTTGATAGATTTAGTAGCTTTATTATCTTCTCTACGAGACATACGGTAATCTGAAAGATCTTTCTTCACAGCATTATATCTAACTGAAGTTCCTTCACCCATAGGCTGGCTTTTTTGCAGATGCTTAGCCGCTTTCTTATTTACTTTAAACTCAGTCTTAGTTTTCCTATTCTTAGGAGTATACGTATCAGCCATTATTCTTTACCTTAAAACTTATATTTACTAGACTTAAGAGGCTTACGAGGATCTGCCGTACTACGCTGCAAAGAAGGCATCTTGGCCTGCTTAGGAGACCTACCTAGCTTATTCTCTTTAGGCTTGAAGCTACGTATAGTAGCAGCCTTACCATGGCTAGCTAAGCGCTTAATAGCCTTAGACTTCTGTCCTTGGTATTTATCTACTTGGCCCTTAGGAGCTGGCTTAATTTTATATTTCTTATCTGGCATAATACATAGCCAATTCTATTTCATCTGCAGAATAATCTGAAGAAAGATCAGAGCCTACCTGTACAGCTGGAGAATTAGGGTTACCTACCTTATCAAACTCTCTTTGAAGTTGATCATATTGAAAATCAGTAATAACTGGATCACACTCTATGTAATAGAGATATCGATGAGCCATTACTTTCCTTTCCATCTCTCTAAGATCTTTGTCAGTTTCTCTTACTGTATTCATCAGATAGTTCTCCATGTATCAGTTTTAATTCTTCTTACGCTTATCCTGCTTAATCCCAGTCTTGATCTTACCTTCCTTCTCTCGATCTACCAGGATATCTACTAAACTGTACAATTCTACAGCAGCTAGTGCATAAGGATTACCCTTACTTACTGTACGTACTACTGCTTTCACTAACTTCTTAGTAACTAATCCTTTAATAAAGTTAAACATACATACTCCGTATTATCGTTAACAAGTTAACTACTATTCACCTATTTACTATTATACTAATTACCTAATTAAACATATAGACTCTTAGACAACAAAAAATAGGAAAAGTTCCTAGAATATTAAAAATAATTTAAAAAATATTAAAAATATTATAAAAACCTTGGAGGTTAGAATTTCTCTTAGCTATTTTTGAGGGGTTGA